CAAGAAAAATCGGATTGAGTTTCGCATGGCTCGCGGACTGCCTTTGTAATGGGGCTCTTCGTAGCAATTATTGTGCTAATTCTATTCAGCAGAATTTTATAAACATATATTCCTACCCGCAAAGCATGCGTTTGTGCGCTAGAAATCACTTCATTAAGTTCAGCCAAAAGTCAAGCGAGGATAGGACCTATTCTCTGTCTTGGCCTCCAATACGTCAATCTACATCAGTCACCGGAAAGCTGGGGCCGGGTTGGTGCGATATCCGGCATTTTCCCTCATTAAATGAATCTTTCTCCCCTATTTTGGCCCGACCTCAGCCCGGAAATGACCGCCCTTTGGGAAACATGCTGCCCTTCTCTGTGGAGCCCTCTGTCTTCCCTCTGGGCGGTCTTGCTTTTAGAGCTGCCTTTGCCGGCAGCCTGTGCATGAACGCTCCGGGACGCCAGCGTCCTGGAAATACCCAGGGGTGAGCCTGGGGATTAGGAGAAAAGGACCATGAGAATTATTGAAGACACAGGTTCGAAAATATTAACAGCAGGAATTGCCTCTCTAAAATTGGCTAACCCGAATGCATGGGCCGCATTCAAGAAAAGCCTCAAGTGCGTGGCAACGGGCGTCTGTGCCCTGGATGAGATAACAGATGATGACAAGGTATCATCCGAGGAGATTTCCAAGGTTCTGGCCATGGCTCAGGATTACGGAGCCATAAGGACTTTGCAAGATATGTTGTGGGGCTTGCTGAAACATGTGAAGGGATAAGACATCTCTTCATGAAAAGTCCGTTCCGGCTGATGTAAATGTCGAGCTGTGATGCAAATTGATGCAGAGTGATGCAAGCATGCAAACGGATTGCAAGACGAGTGCAAAGGTGCCAGCTACGACAGAATGGCGAGTAAAAGCAATCCGCAAGCTCATCAACATCCTGATCCATCTTGAGCAGCACATTTTAAGGGAAGCCTCTAAAACGGGCAAGCCTTAACCTTGCATCATTTTGCACCAGTGAATCAGAATACTAAATTGTGTCACAGCCTCACGAATTGCTTTGCATCATTTTGCATCACTACAGTCCTGCATCACGAATTTCTTTGCATCACTACCTAAGGACACATCTATGGCATTCGAATCCCTGGCTCCTTTTATCGACCTGATCGAGAAAGGATTTGCTGACAAGAAAAGTCCCAGGGCGATAGCTAGGGAACTGGGGAACCCTAACCTCTACTCGACAATCAACCGCTACAAGGTGGCGGTCTGGGGATTAAAAGGACTGGTGAAGGATGCCAAAGATATCAGGGCCCAGAAGCATGAAGAGGCCAGAGGCCAGGCAGTCGAGGAAGTGGTAAAGACTCTGGATGTGCTGCACCTGGGACTGAAGAGAGCTAAGCAGCTCCTTGAAGTGAATATAGGTGATAAATTCCTGGTCTCGGATGGGTCCGAGCACACCTTAACCCTGGGGTCGGCCTCGGTTTACTGGCCGACTGGGATGAACATACTCTTTCAAGCAGCAAAACTGGAGATGGAGCTTTCAGGGGACGATGCAGAAGGAATTATAGCTCAGGCTATGTCTGACTGGGAGGATGCCAGAGTAGCGATCCTGAAAGCAGTTGAAGACCACCCAGAGGTGCAAAAGAAGATCATTGAGGCTCTGAAGGACCTCAGAGGATGACGTTCAAGCGCAGGAGAAAGAGCGGCAAGCAGGTACACAGGATAAAATGGAAAAATAGCGATGACCTGCTTTATGCTCTCGATCCTGCCATCTGGATTAAGGAGGTTCTGGGAATCAAACCGGACCACTGGCAGGCTGACCTTTTGCAGTCCAGAGCAAAGCGCATTATCCTCAACTGCTCCCGACAAAGCGGGAAAAGCACCATCTGCGCCGCCCTGGGCTTGCATGAGTCCATTTACAGGCGCCCGTCTTTTGGAATGGCCATCGCTCCCTCTCAAGACCAGTCCGGCGAGCTAATGATGAAGTTTGACGAGTTCCGCCAGGCAGTGGAGCTGACCAGCGAGTACCTGGATACGGACACCAAGCTTGCCGTCAAATTCGCCAATGGAAACAGATTCATTGCTCGGCCAGGGTCCGCTAAGACCTCCCGCGGTAAATCTGCCGTAACTCTCCTCCTGGAGGACGAGGCGGCCTGGGTGGATGACCTCTTAAAACGCTCAGTCTCGCCTATGCTGGCCGTATCTGGTGGCCGGTATATAATGATGTCCACGCCCTTTGGAAAGAGGGGCCATTTCCATGACACCTGGACCACAGCTAAAGGCTGGGAGAAGTACGAGATTAGTGCCCACCAGTGCCCCAGAATCTCCAGGGAGTTCTTGCAGCAGGAGCTTGACGATGGCATGCCCGAGCTGTTCTGGAAACAGGAATATTTCAACCAGTTTACAGATACGGATAGCCAGCTCTTCAGTTACGATATAGTTGCACAAGCGTTTACTTCGGAGGTACAAGTTCTTGCAATCGCCTAAAGAAGAGCATCGCTATTTAGTCGGCCTGGATTTGGGCCAGGCCAACGACTACACAGCTTTGGGGATTCTGCATCAGAAATTTGAGGAGTCGAGACACAGATTCGAGTATGAACTACCTTACTTAGAACGAGTGCGAGGGATGCCTTACCCCCTGATTGTGGATAAGGTCGAGGCACTATTGAAAAAGCCGGAACTGCAAGCCAGCGAACCGCCCCTGCTAATCATTGATAAAACTGGGGTAGGGGCTCCGGTTTGTGATATGTTCAATCCCAAACTCATGAAACCTGACACTAGCGGCCTGATTGCGCTAAACAAGGAAGTCATAGAAATTACCATCACAGCAGGCCATACGCCCTCTCGTGTCGTGGGTGGCTACCATGTACCAAAAAGGGATCTGGTCTTTGCCCTGCTGGCTATCTACCAGTCACAGCGAATTAAGGTAGCGGAGGCATTGCCACTAGCCGAGCCACTGAAAGGAGAATTAACCAACCTCAAGCTCAAGATAAACGCCAGTGGCCATGATTCTTATTCAGCATGGCGGGAATCTGAGCATGACGACCTGGTTTTGTGCCTGGCTCTATCTGCCTGGTACGGAGAATACAGGTATTCTCGCAGGCACAGGAGAACAGTAGACAAAAACGATAGGAGGAAAAGATAATTGAAGTGCTTATTTTGTGGGGGTGATATAGGAAAAGAGTTACCTGTGCCGGTTAAAATTGTTGAGTTCACGCCGTTAGTACCTTATCTGCCCGGTGTGACGCCAAATAAGCTCGGCAGCACGATTTTAACAGATCGCCTAAGCTGCCAAAAGTGTTACGGTGACATAAAAAAGAATGACCAACTGATCATCGAAGAGGCAGGGAAGATACCAAATGCTAAATGATCTGGCCTTTATTGGGGATGGCAAACCCTGGCCACCCGAGGATAAAGATGAGGCGGCCAGAATAGCTGAGCACGCGCTCATGAGGCAGATTTACAACGGCCTGCACGAACAGGTTTTCCCGCGTTATGCTGCTTATCTGGCCGAGAAAGAAGATGGAGTGCATAAGCAGATCATAATTTTGGATTGGGCAGAGCTGGCGACCACCACCTACATGAACCTCACCTTTGGTAAGCCTGTAGAAATCAAGGCCCCGATGGCAGTTATTCCAGAGAGGCCAGATCATCAGATGGTCATTGATGCCAGCCGCTACGGTCATGCAGCTTATGAGATCTCGGATACTGCAATCTCAATCATCAATCCCGAGAACATGTACCTGGTAGTCTCCCCGGCCAACATCCAGGATATTACTCATTTCGTCATCTTCGCCAAGTTCAAGCAGAAAGACCTGGAAGGTAAAGAGCTGGAGTACATCAAGTTCACCACCCACAGCAAGGGACAGATCCAGCACCTAATCTTCGAGCTGCGAGGAAATAAGCTCGTGGGTCCGCTTATCCTCAACTCCTTTACGGCCTTTGCCAACATAATTGCCGGAGAGCAGGGCATTCAAAAGACAAAAGCAGACGATGTACTCATTGTGCATGTGCAGAATCAGTTATCAAGCGAGCGATATTATGGCCGCTCTGACTACAAGCGATCTGTCCTCTCACTCATCGAATCCCTGGAGATGTCCTTTGCGGAAAGGGATGAAGTACAGAGCAAGTTCACGGCACCGACGCCGGTAATCCCTGAGAGTGCAACAGTCTTTGATCATAAATTAGGAGAGTGGGTCTACAGGCCAGGGGAGCCAATCTTTACTATGCCCGGAGATCTCCAACCCTCACTTATGGTCTGGGATGCACAGTTAGCCCACGTAGAGAAAGCAATTGATCAGAAAATGGACCAGCTCTTGCAGATGCTCCAGCTCAGCAAGGTTCTTCTGGCTGGCCAGGATGCAGGCAATGCCGAATCAGGGACAGCGTTGAGATTTAGGCTCATCCCCACCATGTCCCAGGTGGATAAGCACGCCAGGGCCATGGAAAAGGCAATACCCAAAGTGCTCCACCTCTGGTCTCAGCTGCATCCCCCTATTGTGGCAATCAAGGATATCAGCGTCATCCTCAAGAACGGATTACCTGAAGATCAGATCGAAACTGCTACAGCAGCCCAGATCTGGGATTCGCTTGGGGCACTCTCATTAGAGCGCAAGCTTGAGCTACAGGGATTCAAAGAAGGATCAGACGCCTTCGATCAGGAGATTGCACGTATCCGGGGAGCACAGCAAAGAGTAGCACCTGCAGAGCCAATTATCAAGCTGCAACCAGTCCTGCCCGTCCAGCCTGTGGAGCAGAATGCCTGAGTTTCCCCCCACCAGCCCTCAGGCCCAACGTCTCATTAAGCTATTCGAGGATGCAGAACGAGAGCTACTGAGAGAATGCAATTGCATTCTTTCGCAATCGTCTATCATCGGACCAGATGATTTGAGAGTAGCACGAATCAAGCAGATAAGAGCAGAACTGCTGGCGGGCTCCCGGCAGTGGGTCGAGGAGGCCATACCTGACTGTTATTTGGCCGGCCTGAGAGCAGCCCAGGGCAATTTAGACCCAACATCATTAAGCCCGCTGCACCTGCAAACGATGGATGTTCTGGCTCAGAGTACATTTTCCAGGCTGGCTAATATGGTGGATGTGATTGGCAGGCAAATTGACGATATGATTAAGCAGCACAATCTTGCACACCTAAAAGCAGCTATGCAAAAGGCCGCACCAGGGAGGCCCACATGGACGAGCTAACAGGATTCGTAGATAAGACCGGCAACAAGTGGGACATGGGCCGCTATGCCTCTCTCCTGGGGCCAGAGGCCACTATCCAGAGCTTCCGGCAAGGCAACCTAAACGGCATGGTAGAGGCAAGGATGACATTGTGCAGGATCACAGAAGGACACTCAGGAAACACCTGCTCAGTATGCCTGAAATGGGCCGGCCAGGTGGTGAGCTTGACTGGGGATGTGCCGGGCTTTCCCTCGATTGAAGAAGCAAGAGAGGAGGGCCTATTTCACCCCGGTTGCATCCACAACATACAGATCTTGTAAGCCTCATTTTTAAAATCATAAATTCTATTTTTTTTCGTTAGTAAAGACAGTGAATACGACAAGTTAGGAACGGAGAAAATCCAATGGGAAATGAAGGAAACGCAGGAGAAGGCCAGGGTGGCCAGGGTCAAGGAGCAGGTCAAGGCTCAGGTCAGGGAGCAGGACAAGAAGAGGGCCAGGGCTCTGGTCAGAGTGGCCAGGGGCTGGGTCAAGGAACAGGACAAGGTGCAGGACAAGGTGGCCAGGTAGACCAGAGCCAAGGAGCTGGTCAAGGAGCTGGTCAAGAAGGGAATCAGCAAAAAGAGGATAACATGAGTTTAGCAGACCTCGAAACTGCGCTCGGAATGCCGCTAGCAGAAGCAAAGGCTCTCCTGGCAGCCGGCAAGAAGCCCAAAGAGGAGCCGAAGGGCGAGACGCTAAAGGGTGCTGACCTGGAACTGGCCAAGATGAAGGCCCTCATGCAGCGCAATGTTCCATCGGGTCAGATCCCGGTACTGCTGCAATTCCTGAACATTACCGGAACGACTCCTACTGAGATCAACGCCAGTCTTGAAGCCCTGGCTCAGGCCAAAATGCTGCCCCAGGAAGGCCAGCAACAGCAAGGCCAGCAGGATAACGGGGCTGCACAAGGAGGTGGAGGAAATGCACAAGGAGCTGGGAACCAGGGATTGCAGAATGGTGGCCAGCAGGGAAAGACAATTTGGACTGCGGCAAAGGTCCGGGAACTTCGCAAGTCTGGAACCATAACTGCGGAAGTGCTAGCCGATATTAAGCGAGCAGAAGCAGAAGGACGAGTAAGAGAATGAGGTGGTACTTTGTCTTATGAATCGTTTAAAGAAGAAGTAGTGGCGATGGAGGTGCAACACCAACTACAAAAGGTGTTAGTTTTTGCCCAGGAAGGCGTGATTAATCGGAATTATGAGGGGTCCGTAAAGTACGCTAAGAGTGTGCGCCTAACCGGCATCGGCGCAGTTACTGTATTCGATGTAACTGATAATGTCGATATGCCTGACCCTGAAACCATTGCGGATACAGATACGCATCTGACGATTGATTTCCATAAGGGTTACAACTTCAAGATCCCCAGAAAAGATCAAGCGCAAACAAAAATTGACCTAATGGATGAGGTCAACGTAGAGGCAGCTTATGCTGTGGCTGATGCAGTAGATTTGGCTGTGGCTACTTCTTATGTCGATGCCAGTGCCTCTAATCTGGTGGGCACGGACGCAGCACCCAAGACTCCTAATGTAACGAAGGCCGATCCTTCCAACAATTCAAGTTAATCACGGACTGCGGAACCAAGCTCAAAAAGTCCAAGGTGCCGGCAGCCATGCCCAAGTGGATGATCATACCTCCCGAGATGGAGGCACTAATTGTAAACGACCTGCACGATCAGGGTTCCAGCGCGCCAACTGTGGCAACTCCGGCAATCTTAAACGGTTCGATTGGCCGCATCGGAGGATTTGAGCTACTGGTATCCAACAACGTGCCTAACACCAACGGGACACTGAACAAGATCCTGTTCGGCACCAAGCAGGCCATAACCTTCGCATCTCAGGTAGAAGATGCTCGTATCCTGCCGATGGAAAAGCAGTATGCCAGAAAGGTAGATGGGGAGTACGTGTTCGGCAGAAAAGTGGTGAAGCCGGCGTGCTTGGGCGTCATGACCTGCAACTTCAGCTAAAGAGGTGGATAAGATGAATAGGATTCTATATTTTTTGCTAGCCGGTGCTTTACTCCTAGCCGGTATGGCAGAGGTACTGGCTACAGATACCGCGCTCACGGCTGCCGGGACACTAACGGGTGAGAATAGTTATGTCACAACTGCCTATTGGAGTGCTGCACCCACGAGCACGAATACAAAGTATATCGCCTACGATAGCGCCTACATGTATTTCGTGATTATCAACGCTACAACTGTAGGAACAAGTCCAAAACTGAACATCCTGGCCGGAAATAACCCGCCTGCATTCCGGGCCGAGATAGGCAACCTGGCAATCCCCCTTATAGTCAACCGCTCGGTCCTGTGCGGCCCGTTGGAGTCAGCCCGGTTCACCAACACTACCGAGTATCTCAAGTTCTCGACTACAAACGTAACCACGGCCACTATGGTCATTCTGAAGGTGTTAAGATAGTCCGAGTCTTTAACAAGATCGAAAAGACAACCTGGGAGATCTCAGATGAGGGCACTCTCAAGCACCTACAGAAATATCCTGAGAAATATGAGATCGGGCCAGCAAAAGAAGATCATCCCAAAGAGATAGACAAGGGTGAGAAGGAAGAAAAGCCGGCAAAGCCCGGCCTCGGCAAATAATCTTTTTTTAGGTGCATCATGGTCGAACTACCCGTATTAGACGCCTATGTGACTTTGGCCGAGACTGCAACCTACTTAGTAGGAGATGACCGGGCCGCAGAATTCCAGGCACTGGCAGATCAACAGATGACCTCTTACTTAAACAGAGCCACTCAGGCTATTGATTCTTGGAATTATCGGGGCAAAAAATATGATCCAGGAATAACCGCGGGTGTACTGGATCAGAAACGGGCATTCCCCAGAATTATCGATGGCGTGACTCTGGACTACAACAGCACCAGCGGGCTTGCAATAGTCCCCCAGGATGTGAAATCTGCGTGCATCGAAGAGGCATTAGAGATCTACCGTGTCGGCATAGGAGGCCGCAAGAGGTTACAAGATGAGGGCGTGCAGTCCTTTACAGTCGCAGGCAAACTGTCAGAGACTTTTGTAGTAGGTGCGGGCAGTCAGTGCTTGCTTAGCTCAGTGGCCAGGAAACTTTTGAGAAAGTACCGGGGAGCGAGAATGAGGTGAATTGATACATGTCACAAAAATTCTATTGTCAAAAGAAAGGCGGAATCAATAGGGGCGATTTCGGCCCAAAGAGCCTGAGCAAGAACGAGAACGAGGAACTAATTATCCTGGAGGGCACCGGTGAAAAGGGCCCATGGTACAATGCCCTCGACTTCTCAGATGAGCAGATAGAATTCTACGTGGCCAAAGGATGGCTTGTGTGGGAGGTGGAATAGATGATGAATCTGGAAGGATATAGGACCTACATCGCCGCTGCTGCCCTTTTTCTGATCGGCCTGGTAGGCTACATCGATCCTGGCGCGGCTGCCTTCGTGGGCCAGCAGACAGGCATAGAGCCTCAGACGATTCTCATAGTTTGTTCTCTGCTGATGGCAGGCCTGCGCAAGATCACCGCCACACACAATGCATGAGCATGAGGGCGCATGGACGACCAAGACCCGGCCATCAAGATCCCTCCTGAATGTAGCCGAGATCTCATCCTCGGACAGGTCGTGCAGGCTGTCAACTGCCTGACAACGAGCAACAAGAATGAGCATGATAAGATATTTGCCCGACTGGATGAAGGCGACAAATATCTTTTCGTTTTCAAAGCCTCCCGATGCACATTCTCCTGGCTGGGCCGGAACGGCGTCTTGAAATGGGGGCTCGTGGGTTCAGCCTTCGCTGCAATCGGTTGGATAGTGGGAAAGGTATGAGCGCCTTCTCGGACTTCCCGATGCTCGTCTATAATTTTTAGGGAGAGATATTCAATGGGCTTATTGGATGCATACCTTGATTCAATGGGTGAATATGTTATCTGGCGGCACAAAACCGGCGTAGATGCAAATGTTGATCCGGTTTATTCAGATTCTACAATCTCTGTTTTGTGGTATGATGAGATCAAGTCATTTCAAGGTGATGAAGGCAGGCAGTTGCAACAGATTGCCTATATCCTGACCTCAAGCCCGATCCAAAAAGACGACCTAATCACACGTGGCGGCTTCTCCTGGCCTGTTATAGGACTGGGAAAAGACCCGAGCATGGGAACGGAACAGGTAAGGAAAGCGTATCTAGGGCAGTTCATGATTTGAGGAAACGATGACCGGATATACACCACTGGATAATTTAGTCAGCGCATTAACTGGCAATTCCGCCCTCTGCACGCTGGTTAATTCAAAGATTTATAAGAACAAGGCAATATCTGCCAGTGTAGTAGATCTGAGTGGAGATGTAAATAAAAGCCAGATCTCCTGCGAACTTTCGGACTTGCACGGCCAGATTCTCTCTGCAGATCAAGTTTTTATCGTGGATATCAGGACTAGAAAATGGACTGCTGGCGACGGCGGCGCTGAGTATTGCGCTCTGATTGCCGATGCAGTGCGCCAGATTCTTGATGATGGATTTAGTGGTGTCACAGTTATTAAAATATTTGGTGTTGTGGCCTACGATGCCATAATCAAAGGCTACAGGTGCAAGATGGAAGTGTCTTGTCATATCAAAAGCACTTTTACCTTAACAATAACTCCATCTCAGGCCAGCCCAAAAGCGGCAACAAGTGAGATTGTTTTTACAGCAATCGCGTCTCCTAATCAAGGACTTGAGTATAGATTTCTCATAACTGGTCCGGGCACTGGTGGAGTTACTCGTGATATGTCTGAGTGGCAATCGAGAAACAGCTTTAGCTGGAGGACTACTGAGGCCGATGTAGGTGTATCCACAATTTACATAGAAATCCGGGGAGGCATCAACAAAGGGGCTGCGGATCAATCGACATCGATAAGCTACACAATCACTGCAACCGCTCAGGCGGCGCCAACAATTACGAGTCTCATGCCCTCGCTCGCCAGTCCTCAGCCTCCCGGCCTGGAGATCGAGCTGATCTGCACCGCAACGGACGCTGATGGCAACGAGCTGTTTTACAAGTTCTTGCATCAGCCGCCTGGAGCCTCTTATTGGAAGGACCTCTCAGGCTGGCAGAGTCGAAACTGGACGAGCTGGAAGCCCACGCTGGCCGACAGCGGGACAAATGGCCTGAAGGTGCAGGTGATTGATGGAAAGCACGCCGAAAAGGGCGGCTATGACGCTACGACCACAATCAGCTACACCATAGCGCCTTGAGGTGAAAAATGCCGACTGATTTGAGTTTCGTGGCCACCATCCGGATGGCTCTACCTTAAGCCTCAAGCCAATCGAGTACCGGGCCGATTGGCCGCATATGGGCCACCAGAGGCTTTCTTTCCAGTGCTTCGATGGGCAGGGGATCGATGAGAGGGCCAAGATCAATGTAACCAAGGCCGGTTAAACCATGCCCGTCTTCTGCGGCTGGTTTGATAAGATTTCGAGGCCCTCTTTCAAGTCAAAGAAGCCGCAGGAGTACCACTGCCTGGGCCATTCGGCCATACTGCAGTATCGTTATCCATTTGTGAGGGCCTTCACAGCTAACGATACAGTAAACACCATATTGGGAGACACGCCGGCCAGCCAGGGCCTCTTATTTCAGGCCAGCTCCATGGCTACGCCCTTTTGGGCGCTTGTGTCCTACGGCGTTCCAGCCGGAACTTATCAGTTGATCGGGCCGACCGGCACAGCTTACCCTCAGAGAATCCCCATGCCTACGCCCCCCATTTATCTTGGGACAACTCTTCTTACAGAGGCCGGCTCTCTTGCCACGATGGGCATCAATCAGTGGTTCCGGGGAAATTATCTGTTTGTAAGAACAGGTGTAGGCGCTCCTGAAGGCAGTCCGGAGCATTATCCCTGCTTCATCGTGGGCTACAAGAATTGTCATGTTCGGGCTGGCTCGATCACAAACCAGAATTTATCCAGCCCTGGGATACAGGCAAACCATGAGCGGCTCATGACCACGATTAGCCGGGTGGCGAGCCTTCAGGGTTTGGAATTTAATTTCATAAACAGGAGTGATGGCGACCAGGATCTTGATTGCGATTGGGCGGTTTATAGGGGCTGGTATGATGATCCTCAGAAAAGCTATGTAGAGGCCGATCTCATCGACTTCCAACCCGGTACTCTTGATGCCTATAACTATGGATTTGATGCCGTCATAATGAGAGGCCGGGACACAACCTGGGGATACACCTTCTGGTCGCCGCAACGATGGGGACGGGACTATCATTCGGAGTTGTCGTATCCAACAAGCGGCATCTGGAAAGAGCATGTAACCAGCGATATTTCCATGAGCGAGGACCAGCTCATTGTGGCCACAGCCGCCAGGATCGGTCAGACGTGCGATGAACGTACATTGACGATCTGGACCAGGCCGGACTATGCGCTCAAATGTGGCGATTTTGTGAGGGTGACAATCACAAGCGTCCCCTACGATGGACAGTATGACATGCGCATTCTCAACAAGGCATTGCAGAGCAGTTTGAATGCTGACATGATGGAGCTGACACTTTATGACGGATTCCCAGGCGAACTATGAGGCAATCGAGGCGCTGCTTGAACGCATCAGGCGGCTGGAAAATGCGGATATGGGCGGCTGGATCTCGGCAGTCGAGGAGAGGTGGGCCTTTCTCTCTGCCTCAGATCCTGCGTTCGTTATCTTGGTGCCCGGAGATATGAGCTGGAAGTACAGCATAGGCATGAAAATCAGGCTAAAGCAAGCCGGGGGGAATGTTGCCTATTTCGTGATCACCGGCATCAACTTTGTCAGCACAAATACAGAGATAACAGTAGACGGAGGCACAGATTACGATTTAGCAAACTCTAAGATCATTGAACCGTTCTATTCGACAGCCAGGGCTCCCTATGACTTTCCGCTTGATCCTGATGTGTGGTCTGCTGGCACATATCTTTGAGGCACTTATATTTTTGAGGAAAATATGGATTTCAGTATCGAGAGGTATCAAGGGAATAGTTTGGTCTTGCCTGTGGCCCTGACCACTTCGCAAGGGGTAGTAATACCACTTACAGGGGCCTTAATTCAGTTCCAACTAGGAGGGATTACAGAGTTATCTGACGGCTACACAATAACCAGGAATGACCTTGCAGGAACCTTTGTAATAATAGTCTCTGCTACACGGATGGCTACCTTACTGAATCCTATCTACTACTTTGCATGTGATGTCACGTATCAATCGGGCATTAAAGAAACGCTATTCGTGGGCAAATTGACCCTAAAGGATGACGTGGTGCCGTGACTGTCGTTACTGTAGAAAATACGGCTCCGGTGGTGACGGTAACTGACCTGGACCGGCAGATAACAATTTCACCGCCTGCAAATATTGTGAGGGTTGGAGGTGATCCCCCAATTTTCAACCTAACCGGCCATTCGATATATGCGGTATCGGGTGGCCTGACG